TCTCAGGCACCAACCCCTAAGCCCTAAGCGGGCGATCATTCAATATCCTTGGAGATAAATCATGGAAGACCAGGCCGTAGAAACAAACGATACCCTGACATCGCTAGTCGGTGAGGCAGAACCTACATTAGCAGAGGGTGAATACTTCTTATCTGACAATATCAAAGGCATTGGCGAGATGCCGGAGTGGTACAAGGCTGATAAGTACAAGTCAGTCGCTGAACAGGCGCGCGCATACACTGAGCTGGAGAAAAAGTTTGGTGGCTTTACCGGCGCACCCAAGGATGGCTACGAGCTGTATGACGGTGTCGAGTCTGACGATGCATTATGGGCAGAGCTGGTTGAGTTTGGCACCGCCAACAACATGAACCAGAGCGCTTTGCACCAGGCATGGGAGCTGCTGACCGCACAAGAGGAAGCAGTCGAGCAAGTATCGGTTGAAGAAGAGATCGGCAAGCTGGGACCGAACGCAAATGAGCGTATTACTACTGTCGAACAGATCATGCGGAATAACTTGGAACCCGAGCTGTATGAAAAGTACCGAGATGTTGTTACTAGCGCGATAATGATTGAGTTCATTGAAGACTTCTCTAAGTCAATGCGCCCTGCACAGCTACCGATCGATGGCTATGTCGAGCCTGGTGGTATCGAGTGGCCAGACATCGAAGCTGAGATGTTTAAGAAGGATGAGAACGGCAATCTGCTGCGCTCTGTCGACATGAATCATGAGCGTAAGATCCAGCGCATGATGAAAGAGTATGGCGGTGACAAACCTTACACTCAGACGTTTGGCTAACTTAAACAATTAGTGGTATCATCGCGAGATCGGATACCCCTTTTTTAAGGCCCGGTAGTTTTAGGTTGAAAGACTGACCGGCTACCGGGTACTCAGTCAGAAAACCTCTTAATCATTGTTATCAACTTTGACAACGAGGAGACTGAACCATGTCAAAGAATCTTTCGGCAGTTGCCGTACAAGAGTTTGACAGCATGGTGAAACAGGCATACCAGGGTATGGGAATGCTTAAGCCTGCTGTTACTGTCCGCAATAATGTTGTGGGCGACATCTACAAGTTCCGCCGTATGGGTAAGGGCTTGGCTAACCAAAAATCTACTTCTGACCTCGTCACTCCAATGGACGTTACTCATGAGTTCAAGAATGCGACTCTCGCAAACTGGAACGCTCCTGAGTACACCGACATCTTTGACCAGCAGGAAGTAAACTTTGACGAGAAGCAAGAGCTTGCGAACACTATCGCAGGTGCACTTGGCCGTCGTTGTGACCAGCTCGTTATTGACGCGATGGATGCATCTACTCCGCTGACTACTACAGTCCCAGCGGGTGGCACCAACTTGTCAATGGCTAAGGTCATCGATGCCCAGGTTGAGCTTCGTGATCAAGGTGTTCCATCTTCTGAGTTGTTTGCTGTTATCGAAGCAGGCGGCTTGGGCGGATTGTTGAACGACGAGAAGGCAACTTCTAGCGACTATCAAAACATCAAGGCGCTTGTATCTGGTGAAGTTAACACTCTGTGTGGCTTCCAGTTCATCGTCATCGAAACTCGTACTGAGGGTGGTTTGACTGAAGCGGCGAATGTTGTTGACTCTTGGTTCTTCCAGCGTCCAGCTGTTGGCCTTGCTATCGGCATCGACATGAAGACCGAAATTAACTGGATTCCCGAGCGTACAGCTTGGCTTTCAAACGGTATGTTGAAGGCTGGCTCTGTTGTACGTGACGAGGGTGGTCTCGTTAAAGTTCAATACGACAAGACTGCGTAAGGAGAAGCTAAGTCATGGCATTTGATTACACAAAGCTATCCCGCATTGGCGGAATGGGCGACTCACAGAAGGTTTACGCATACGCGTCACCTGATTCAATCGCCACTGTGACTGGTGCGGATTACTTCCTCCCAGCAATCAACGAGCTTGAAGTCAACGACATCATTTTCGTAAGCGACTCCGATGCAGCTGCTGTTACTATCACTTTTGTGAAGAGCAACAATGGCACTGCAATCGACTGCGCTTCCGGGACTGCACTCGGCGACAGCTAAGTTCCACGGCCCCTTCGGGGGCCATTCTATTTCTAGGTGAGTTATGGCGAGTAAGATCGACTTAATTAGCAATGCGCTTATTCTGATCGGGGATACTCCGATTAATTCACTAACTGGTGGGACTAGGCGCGAGACGGTAGCCAACAATCTCTACGACAATATAGTCCAGAACGAGCTGACAAAGCATCGTTGGGGCTTTGCACGTAGGAAGGCACAGATATCTCTGCTGACTGATACCCCGGTTGACCCCAATGGCTGGCGCAGCATCTACCAGCTACCTACTGACATGCTGTTCTTGATCACTGTTACCCCTGATTCCAACTATCAGATATACGGTGACAAGGTATACAGCAACTCTACCCAAGCCCTATACGCTGACTACATTGCAAACGTCACTGAAGATGAGTGGCCTGTGTACTTTGCAAAGATGATTGAGTACGCACTGGCTATGGACTTCGCTGCGAGCATTAGAGACAGCTCTTCAGCGCGCGCTGAGATGGCAGCGGCTTATGTAAATGCGTCCCGTATGGCGCGATTCACGGACTCTCAGCAGTATCCTACGGAGCAAATCAGAAGTAACCCATTCGTTAACGTGAGGTTCTAATGGCGTTTGATAACGAGACCCTTTCACACGTTGGCGGAGCCTCTCCAGCACCAAGGATTTACACCTATTACACTGAGGACTCTCAGGCGACGGTCACTGCCGCAAACTATTTCGATGATGCGTCTACAAAGTTCCAAGTCAATGATGTAATCCACGTCATAAACACGACTGTGGTTTATAAGCTATTGGTGACGGCTGTTAGCAAGAAGTCTGTCACGGTAGGAAGAACCGGGATCACGAGTGCGGGCTATGCTGTATATGACGACTCAAGAGCCTCAACACTAACTCTGACTGCCGGCGTTCTAACGGTAGTTCCGAATGACGCATTGGGCACAACTACTACTAACGCCTATCTTCCGTTGGGCGTGACCAATTTGTGGAACGCGGGGACAAGCTCGTTTGATTTCAGTGAGTTATCGGTAGGCGATACGGTTGAAATGCGGATTATTGTCCAGCCAACAACTACCAACAACAACACCGAAATAGAATTGGACCTGTATCTTGGCTCTGGCGGCACTCAGTACAAGGTGCCTTTCATTACTACGCAGAATTTCCAATTTTCTGGGCTGTATGAAGCTACCCGATACACCTCGTTTCCGATAAGAGATGAAGACACAAGAACGTCTGCCGCGCAGTTCAAAGCGAAGGCAGATAAAAACTGCACTCTTCAGACCGATGACTTCTTTGTAAAAGTGACGCGCAATGGCTAAGTCTCGATTTATTCAGAACAACTTTGTAAGTGGCGAGTTATCACCGCTGCTGCGTGGCCGTATTGATCTGCAACAGTATTACCAGGGATGCGAGACAGCAGATAACGTCGTCATCGTCCCCCAAGGTGGCTTGCGTCGTCGTCCTGGCACTGAGTTCATCGCGCAGACCACGCGCAACGTAATATCTTTTCCCTACACGGGAACCATGCCAAACGGTGGCACTGCTTCCGTTCTTTACAGCAATGACGCAACAACCACATCGACAACAACCCCAATCGGCACAACCAATGATTATGTCGTAGTCAAAGCTGATAAAGGCGCAAGCAACATAGCTGATATCGAGTTTATAGATATTCGGCAGATCAGCTTGTCGTCTGGCACTTCGACTGAGTTCAAGGTTCAGTATTCCGCTGACGATGTGACGTATACCGATGCAGGTGACGTTCCATTGATCGGCACAAGCCCACAGGACTTCCGCATCAAGATTGGCGTATACGCTCGCTACTGGCGTCTGGTGCGTGTTGGCACGACTGATCTGGGATCAGCAACGATCACGGCGGCAGGATTCCAGTTAATCCAAGAAACAGGAACGGATAGTGACTGCAAGCTGGAAGACTTCAGCGTTGAGGATGACCGTCATTACCTGATCGAGTTCACTAAAGCTAACATTGCAATCTTCCGA